GCAGCCAATCATATCTATGTTGTTTTTGATGCCGGAACTGCGGCAAACACCACAGGTGATGCGGTAAAAATAAGCCCTAACGAGTCATTTTTTGCAAGACTTCCAAATACAACAGTTGCTGACATACACGCAATTGGTCACGATGGCTCAAGCGCAGCAACTGCAACATGCATAGTGGCAGCATTACTTGACGACGTAGCGTAAGGGATTGGCCTGATGGCTAAGATCGACAAGGCTAAGATGAAATGCAACAAGCCGAAACGTCAGGTTTCTGGTGGTAAAAAGTTTGTTGTAAAAGCATGTGACAAGGGTAAAGAAAAGATAGTCAGATTTGGGGACGCCAATATGACTATTAAGAAATCAAACCCAAAACGTCGTAAGTCTTTTCGCGCCCGTCATGGTTGTGACAAGGGAACTTTAGATAAATTAAAGGCCAAGTACTGGTCATGTAAAATGTGGTAGTAAGATGAGTAAAACAGTACAAACACTATTGTTAGGCGCGGTTGTAACATTAGGAACTGGTGGTGTAGCATGGATGGTTTCTACTCTTATATCAGTTGATAAAAGAACAGAGGTCATGGATGTTAAAATAGATCACCTTGTTGATGCTGTTGAAGACATAAAAGAAAGGCAGTTTAGTTTTGATAAGCAGGGCGCAAACCTCATTCCAAGTATCCAAGCCTCCATCAAAGGGAATGACTAATGGCAAAAAAGAAAAAGACAAAAAAAGACGCTTGTTATCACAAAGTAAAAAGCCGTTACAAAGTATGGCCCTCCGCTTACGCTTCGGGGGCGTTATCAAAGTGCCGCAAGGTGGGCGCAAAAAACTGGGGAAACTCTACTAAGAAAGCCACTGGCGGTTTAATCGCAGCGGTAGACAATCCCAAACGTCCGGCTCGTAATCGTTACACAGAGGGCGGCATGATAGCTTCAGGGTGCGGACAAGTTGCAGAATCTAGACGCAAGAGGACAAAGATAGTCTGATGGCTAAGAAAAAGAAAAACTCTTTACGAGAATGGTTTGGTCAAAACGATGGTAAAGGGTGGGTGGACTGTAAAACAGGCAAGCCCTGTGGACGCCAAAAGGGAGAAAAACGCCGGAGTTATCCTGCCTGTCGCCCTACTATGGCACAATGCACGTCTGCTGCAAAGAAAAAGAAGTCATCAAAAAGAATTAGTTGGAAAAATAAAAAAGCTACTGGTGGATTAGTGAGGGTGTTTTGATTCGTGAGTGGGCAGAAGAATTAGCAAAACCATCGGAGTACAACAACGGTGTTGCTTCGTGCCCTTTTGCTTTGGAAGCTCTTGTAAAAAACGAAGTAAAGACTGTAATTACACATAACTTATGGCCTGATGTTTTGCACGAGTGTGCGCGTTTCCATAAAAATAAACATAAAGTTTGTATGTTTTTTGATTACGAGTATTCAGATGACTACGAAATTTTAGAAAAACAATGCATGACTCTAAACAACTTTTTTTCAGAATCCAAATTAGATCTATGGCTTCTTTCTTATATGGGAGAAGAGGCGGTAGTATTTGTACAGCGTTGGAGTGAACTTGAAAATGCTGCTGCAAAACTTGAAAAACTAGGTTATTATAAGAATTACGACCCTGACGATTACAAACGTCATATTTTAATGCGTAGAAAAAGGAGTGCTTGATATGCCAGGAATGATGCGCGGTAAGAAAAAAATGATGCGTGGCGGTTCAGTTAAAACGGGAGCCAAAAAGAAAATGATGCGCGGCGGTGCGGTGAAAGCCAAGCCCGTAAAAATGATGCGCGGCGGCAAAGTAAAGGCTAAGAAGTGATGGAATCGATTAGCAAGTCTAAAGAACCAGGGTTAGCAGCTTTAGCTAAAGAAGCTCCTGACGTGGTTAAGAAAATGGGAAAAGATCCCAATAAAATTAAAATGATGCGTGGTGGCGAGGTTAAGTTTGGTCACGGCGGAAAAGTTCATGGTTGTAATCCAAGTGTTCAACTATCAGGTATGAAAGAGGCAAAAGTAGTCTAATGACAACTTCAGGTTCAAGAGACTTCAACATGGATGTTGGCGAAATCATTGAGGAGGCGTATGAACGCTGTGGCCTTGAGGTTCGCACGGGTTATGACGCAAGGACGGCACGTAGGTCTATGAACATTATGTTTGCTGATTGGGCTAATCGTGGTCTTAATTTGTGGACGGTGAAAGAAGCTAACTTCACCGTCACACAAGGAACATCAGAGTATGACTTAGCTTCAGATGTGGTTGATGTTTTAGATGTGGTTGTTCGTCGTGATAGCACTGACTATGAAATAGAACGAATTAGTCGTGGTGATTATGCAACGCTTCCAAACAAATCCACTCAGGGCAGACCAAGCCAGTTTTGGTTAGACCGTCAAATTACTCCAAAGATGTATTTGTGGTCCACACCAGAAAACTCTACGGATCAAATCCGTTATTACTATGTACGCAGGATAGAAGATGCAGACGCTCTTGTTAATACTACTGACATGCCTTTTCGTTTTTATCCTTGTATGGTGGCGGGGTTAGCCTACTACATGGCAATGAAACGAGCACCAGATCGTATTCAGTTGTTGAAAACTGTGTATGAAGAAGAGTTCCAACGTGCAGCGGATGAGGATCAAGGTCGAACACCTTTGAAGTTGCAGCCTAGCTTGAGTTATCTGAGGGTATAATGGCATACGCAAGTGGTAAACATGCTTATGGTATATCGGATCGGTCAGGTCGCCGTTACCGTCTTCGTGACATGAAGACAGAGTGGACGGGGGCAAAGGTCGGTCCTGATGAGTTTGAGCCAAAACATCCACAGTTATTTCCTCCTAAAGCCTTTCCAGACCCTCAGGCACTTCGGGGTCCACGGCCTGAAACTGGATTAGCTGAACAACGAGCTATTCAAACAGGATGGAATCCTGTAGGATTCCGTGATATAGCGGGTATAACTCCGCCCAATAACTTAGTTGCTACGGGTTCCGTTGGCACAGTAACGGTGACTACATCATGAGTTTTACATATGCACAGTTAAAAACAGCGATTCAGGAATATACAGAGAACGATGAAACGTCCTTTGTGACTAACTTACCTTTGTTTATTCGTATGGCTGAAGAGCGCATATTAAAAAATGTTCAACTAAACTTGTTTCAAAAAAATCAGTTTGGAACCATGACAACAGCCAACGAATATCTTGCTGCTCCGTCTGATTTCTTAGCTCCGTTTTCTTTAAGCATCGATGTTAGCGGGGCAAAAGAGTTTTTGCTGTTTAAAGATTTGGACTTTGTTCAAACGTATACTCCAAATTCAACAACTACGGGTCAGCCCAAGTATTATGCTCAATTTGATGTAGATAATTTTATTATCGCCCCAACTCCAGACGCTAATTATACCGTAGATATTCACTATCTATATCGTCCAACTTCTATTACGGCAGGAGCGGAGAGTGGCACGACTTGGTTGTCCGAAAATGCAGAGTTAGCGTTGTTGTATGCCTGTTTAGTTGAGGCGTATACTTATATGAAGGGTGATCCTAACACCATGCAGATGTACAATCAGAGACTTGCAGAAGCTGTATCTAGGTTGAAAAACTTAGGTGAAGCTCAAGAGCCTATTGATGAGTATCGCAACGGTCCAATTATACGAGAAAGATCATGATTCCAGAATTAAATATAGATTTACCAAAAGATTTTAAGGTAGAGGTTCACACAACCCAGAATCGTGGTTTTACACCAGAAGAAATAGCAGAGAGATGTGCAGATAAAATTATTTCGGTTTCGGATAGTACACATCCTGCAATACAAGAGCAGGTTCATGCTTTTCGAAAACGTATCATACAGTTGATTGGTTTCTATTTACGGGAAGCTGTCAAAAGTGATAGAACTACTGTATATAATGCAATCAAAGACGCAGGTTATCCCGACCTTGCAGAACTTATAAGGAGAATGTGACATGGCCTTTTCAGGTAACTTCATGTGTACAAGCTTTAAGAAGGAGCTTCTTGAAGCCAAACACAATTTTTTAAATAGTGGAGGCAGCACCTTTAATCTTGCGCTTTACACAAATAGTGCGTCTTTCGATGCTTCTACCACAGCATATACAGCCACGAACGAAGTATCTGGTACAGGGTATACTGCCAAAGGTGCGGCTCTCACTCGTGTTGACCCAAGCACAAGTGGTACAACAGCGTTGACTGACTTTTCGGATCTTACTTTTAGCACGGCGACAATTACGGCTCGTGGTGCGTTGATCTTTAATGACAGTGCATCAGGTGATCCCTCTGTTGTGGTTCTTGATTTTGGTGGTGACAAAACATCTACCGCAGGTGATTTTACCATTGTATTCCCAACAGCAGACGCAAGTAACGCCATCATTAGGATAGCGTAATGTCTAGCGTTGTCGTCCCCTTCACTGGTTGGGGTCGAGGAACGTGGGGTCAACTTGCTTGGGACGAAGGTTCCATTACCAATATTGGAGCTACAGGCCAGATTGGGTCTGTCACTGTAGTTGCAGAAGCTAATGTTCCTGTTACAGGGTTGGCTGCGACAGGTTCGGTTGGTTCCGTTTCTGTGGTCGCAGAGGCAAATGCCCCCGTTACAGGTGTATCCGGCACGGGTGAAGTCGGTTCTACTACTGTAGTTGCAGAAGCTAATGTTTCCCCAACGGGTGTATCTGGCACTGGAAACGTTGGTTCTGTTACGGTTACTGCGGACGCAAATGCTCCTGTCACTGGTCTTGAAGCTACGGCATCAGTCGGTTCAGTAACTACAACCGCAGATGCAAATGCTCCTGTCACTGGTCTTGAGGCCACAGGCACAGTGGGCACTGTCACCGTAGTTGCAGAAGCGAATATAAGTGTCACTGGCGTAGGGGCTACAGCTTCTGTTGGCAGCGTTACAGTAGCCGCCGCAGCCGATGTTACGGTTACTGGCGTAGCGGCAACTGGAGCAGTAGGTACTGCAACCACTATCAGCGATAATAACATACCTGTCACTGGTCTTGCAGGAACAGGTGCCGTTGGAAGTGTCACAGTCAAAAATGCAATGACCGTTAATGTCACTGGTCTTGCCGGAACAGGATCTGTTGGAGCAGTTACCGTCATTGCTAAAGCAAACGTAGTTCCAACGGGAGTTGCAGCGATAGGAGAAGTAGGAACACCTTTAGTTTGGGGAACTATTGTTCCAAATCAAAATCCGAGTTATACTCCAGAACAACCAACACAATCCCCCGGATGGTCGAGCGAAAATCCTTC